GTGGTCAGGTCAGGTTTTACTCTTTGGGCTTGTACTTTATTCTGGTTTGATTCTCCTGATCCCTCATTATGAATGTCTTTTTCTTCGCGGATTTTTTTTTTGGTCTCTTCCTTGGAAACCTCTTTTTCTGCTTCAGCAATCATTTTATTCCACTGATCAAGTGGCAATGGAGGTTCTTCCTCTTCCTTAGGCTTATAGTTTTCCCAAGGCAGTGTATCTATTATTCCTTTAATATACCATTCTTTGTGACGCTTAATTGTGTCTGTAGGATTATCTCTTTTCCATAATGTTTTTTCGTCTGTTAATTTTTTCTCTTTTTGTTCGTACTCTAAAAGTCTTCCTCTTTCAAAATCTGTGTATTCGCTTTGTACATCATCAGGGGCATTTTGTTCTGCATCTTCTATTAGTGTACTAATTTCTTCTGCTGATGGAGTTTGTTCTGCTTCTGCTTTTTCGTTTAATGTTTTCATTGTAACTTTATCATAGTTCCAACCAGAAGACGATAAAGGTTTAGTGGACTCTTCTTCTTTGTTACCAGTTACTGCCTTTAAGTTTTTAGGCAAAGTATCTTCCCATTCTGGATTAACCACAGGGTCCATATCATATTTTTTATTGAACTCTTCGTAGCCTTCTACTTCGGAAGGATCAAAGCCATCTTGTATATCAGAACGTTGTGCCAATTGTTCTTGCATAGACTTTTTATTTTCGTCCATCTGCTTTTTGATGTCACTTAATTTTAAAGTTTTAGGCTGTTCTTCTTCTGCACGTGCCTCTGCGGCAATGGCTTCTAATTTTTTAATTTCTTGTTTTTCACGTTCTTTGAATTCTTTTATTTTCGCCGCTGATAATGGTTTAGGCTTTATTGGTTCGTATGAGTCTTCAGGCTCTATTACCGGTTCAATCTTTTTTTTTGAAGGAGGAGTGTCTGGTCCGTTATTGTTTGGACTTGACTTTGGGGGCAGTTTGCCGTACTTGTCTTCGTGTCTCCACATAAAGTGATACTGTGACGCAATTAAAAGTAATACCGCCAATGGATCAAACACAAATATAATAGTAATGATTACCCATCTTACTGCTTCTTCAAGTAGGTTTCTGTCTGCTTCTTCTCCGTATATAAATTCTGCAATGTATCTAATTGGACCAACTTCCGACTCCAGTTTCATTACGTCACCTTTTAATGGTTCAATCTCTAAAATATATCCATCAATTCTGTTGTTGGCGTTCATTATATTCTTTTCGACATCTGCTATTTGAACATCAATTTTGTCCAAGGACTGATCATTTTTTGAACGTATTTGGTCTATTTTTTCTTGTGCTTTTTCTATCTGTTTGAGTAATGCGGCACGTTCAGGTGCTTGTTTTTCTTTCAAAGCAAGACCTTGTTTGACTCTACCTGTACCACCCCAACCTTTGTTGTTGGATGTAAATGCTTCAACATCTTTGTCAAGTACTTCAAGACGTGCATAAGCATCATCAATTTTCTTTTGCTCTATGGCAATATCTTTATCAAATCTATTATTGCTATTTTTATCTTTACTTTGAATCCTGTCGATAGTTTCATTCTGTCTTTCAATATACTTTTCTTCTGCAAGTATCTTGTTTTCTAAAATCTCTATTCTTTGTGTAACTGTGTCGCTGGCTAAATTTTGTTCAATATGTGCTTTGGAAAGGAATCCAAAGATACCCATACTGGTAATAAACATTAAAACAATGACTGCTATGCTCAAATACCCTTTAAGCCACCATTTGGCTCGCTTCCAATTACGGTGAAGCCACAGTGCAGTGACTAATTTTCCTATTTCAAGTGAAGTACCCATTATTATAATAGGCACAGCCGCGGCGGCAAAGATAGCCACTAAACCTGCTACCGAGTAATAAATCGCTACGCCTGATATAGTCAGGGCCGTGAATAATACTAACAGTCCGAAAATCATAATACTGCTAATATTTATCTAATAAAACGCCAACCGTAGTAAGCCAGATCCTTACAAGCAGTCTCTTTGTAGAACCTAGATTTGTCCTTTTTTCCTATTTCGCTGAATAAAATCCTGCAATAACCTGTTCCTGTAGGAAAACTTGCAACAACTTTCACTGCTCCCCAACTCTCTTTTTCTTCATTGTACCATTTAGCAACCTTGCCCTCATCTAGGTTATTAAGTACATAGAAAACTGTGTCTCGTTGTTTTTCTTTATCTTCCTTGCTTAAACTATATCTTTTAGAAAGTGTATAGTTGTACAGAATATTTGCTGAACTATTAACATTTGTATAATGTTGATTAACACTTTTGTACGATCCAGAATCGTTTACGTTATGTTTATTACTTGCACAATTGGTTAATAATAAACTAATTAATCCTAGGATGAACAATCTCATAACTGCCGTCGAGTTTTTCACAAACATATCCCTTCTTCTTCATTAAGTAACCTTTAAGGTTGATATGATAATAATATTCTCTACATTCTTTGGCTATACCACTATACGCCAAGAAGTCTTTAACACTATCATCACAAACCAACACTTCGGTGGTTTTGCTGTCTATTACCGTACCATTACCGTCAACTACTTTAACTGTTTCTGTTTTTAGATTGCAGTATTGCTCACTCCAAGGACCGCCTGCCATTACACTGGAAGTCCACAAAACAGATACCAATAGCACGATTGCGATAATCAAGTACCTCATTGGATTCTAGTCCTTTGAAATATCTTTGATATCTGTTTTGATGTTTGAAGCCTGCTCGATTGCTTTGTCATTGTTGTATGACTTGATTAAATCTAATACATCTTTTTTAGAAAGTTTAATCAAAACAAACGACCTGTAGTTGTTCAGGCTAGAGTTATAAACAGTCATTTTCTTTTGAACTGAATATGTTCTCAATAGAGTCGAACTGATATCATTAACTATGACATCTTGTGCCTCTAATATACCAGTCATGCTTTCTGCAGAACCTTTTTCAGTATATTCAATGAAAGTTTTATTGTTCATTTCTCCATTGATCCTATCAGCAATTTTAGCCTTTGCCTTTAATGTAGACTTCTTCAAACTCATCTCCATGTCTGGCGATACTGCTACTGCAACTGCATAATAGAAACCTTTTCTAAAAATGACGCCTTCCTTGCCTGTATCTTTATGCTTCAAGTACCACTTAGGTACTGATCTATCTTTGTTTTCTAAGGGCAACTTCACCATTGTGTTAGAACACGCCGTAAGAACGAATCCTAAAAGTGCTATTGCTCCATATTTCAAAATGTTTTTCATTTTGCCTCCTTGTATGTGCTTATTATAATAGAAACTGCCAAAATAGTCAAGTTTAATGTACCAAAAGAAAATGGCGGAAACATTGGACTTTTGAGACTGATGTTACCAAAATAATTACTTTTTAACAAGATATTCAAAGTTTTGGGTAGTTTCGTTCTTTTGAATTAATTTTGCACCGTTTCTTAAATGGAATTTAGCCGCCATGTCAGTTAATGGAGACAGTGTTACCAATCTATTCAAATGGTTGGATTGTTTGATCATTTTGAATACTTCGTCCACAATCATTTTTCCACCGCCTTTTTGTAAACTCCAGACTGTGTACGCAATGGCAATACTACCTTGCACTCCTGCCCTATGTGTGGCTTGTAGATATGCATCTTTGGAAAGTTCGTCTAATTCTTCTACAGTTTTTGGTACATCATTTGTGAATGCAAAACACATCACAGCCTTGATTTGGTCATCGTGTTTTAGACCATAAATTTTTCTTCCATAAGATGTTCTGAATTTTATATCCAGTTCTGGTCTGACTGGGTCCTTAGAAACATCAACGTCATCAAGTTCAACCAGTTCTGCTTTTTTTAACCAATCAAAGTTAAGCCACTGTTTAATCTTTTTTATCGTCATCGTACTGCCTCACTTTTAATAATATATACAATACAACCACACTAACAACACTACCAAATACAAAAAATCCTATTCCTGTTGCTACGTCCATTTTGCTCCTTTATATTTTTCATTGCCTTGATGCCAACCCACGTCCTCAATGTTTGGGCTATGGCATCTTGGACAACACCACCATTCTTCTAGTGTTTCGTCTTGATCCAGGTCTTGAGCAACGCCTCTCCATTTGCAATCCCAACAAACGAAGTTCCATAACTCTTCTAAATCTCTACCTGAGTCTCCGGAATCGTTATTCCTTTGTCCTGTAACCATTGTATCATTAACTCCATTAAATCGTTCCAATCAGCATACAAGTCATTAATCATTAATTGTTGCTGAAAGATTACGTAACTTAAAACTATTATTGCGAGACCACAAACTAGTATTGCTATTTTTAACAGGTTCACTTGTTACCTTTCATCAGTGTAATTTCTGTTGCGGCTTTTCTGCCTGACTCATCGTCATCATCTGCAAACACAGGAACCTGATTGCTTTTGTGCATTGTTGCTATGCCAATCAATTTTCTTTTTCCTGTATATCTCATTTCTGCTTTTTTACTGCCTACGCCTTTTTCCATTACCGGAACCTTGTCACCCATAGGAACTCCTGTACGTTCTTCAATTGGTTCTATTACAAGCGGTTCAGAAGATTTTTTTCTAGGCTTAATTTTATCCAGTCCTCGTTCCTTTAACCATTCTCTGTAATCTGCTCTTGCTTTACGCAAAGACTGTGTGTTAGGTAATTTACGTTTCATAATCTTTCTAACTGGTGTTTGTATAAATCCCATGTTATTATACTACATTAATTATGTCGGATTGTCAAATTAGTTTTTGGTTTGAAGTGTTTTAATTTTGTCCAATATTATGATTGAATATTGGTCATTAGTACTCCAAGCCTTTAATCCATTTACCAAAGTGGTGTAATTTATATTACCCGAATCTAATTGCTTGGATCTTTCTATTCTAAATTCTTCATATGCAGGATGTCTATTCAGTATGTCTATCACATCTGCTACACTTTGACATTTTGATTTGTACTTTTTAACTCCAAATTTGGCATTAGGTATTGCTAACGGTTTCATGTGTGCAACATTTTTTAAGTCCCAAGTTCTTACACCAAATAAAGCATTACCTTCTGTTGCGAATCTACTTGTTCCATATGCACTTTCAATAATAGCCATTGCAACTAAAATATCTCTCGGAATCCTTTGGTCAGAAGCAGTAGTCCAATTCAAGTAATCTATGCACTTGTTCATTGACGTAACAAATTCAGCATTATTTTTAAATGTAAAATCAGGTTCATGCAAACCAAATTCTTTTGCAAGTTCAACCATCTTTTTATCTTCTTCTTGTTGAATACTTTTTACTACCCAAGGATTAGGTTTAAATGTACCAAAACCATATGCTCCTATAACAACCAAAGCCGCTATTAAAATCTTAATTAATATGGCTTTTACTTTACTGCCAGTAGATGGCTTTTGTTTAGAAGCATCAATTATTTTAGACTGTAACCTTCCCATAGTAACTTTATTTTACATTATTTGGGGGATTAAATCAAGAGCAAATTTACCGCTATTTTATTGACTTTTATACGTTATTTTTGTCTTGTTCACAGTCAAAATGCGAGTTTTCAATGTGGTAACCGTACTCTTTAAATGTAGTGGTTACGTCTTTGTGCTTAACAGAAGCATTAGCCATACATTCACTTTTTGTTTTGTAATAAACAAGGGGGTCTTGTTCCATAATTACACATGGATTTCCTAAGACACAAACTATAACTATTAACTTCCACATACTTTATTTAAGTTCTTTTTTAGCAACGTCATACCAATATATTCCGCTTTCACGCAGTTTATCATTATCTGTTCTCAGTTGCTCCATTCTTTTCTTTATAAGTTTCCACTGGTAATCCGAGATCACCTTGTTTTTATTTTGAAACTTTTCTATTCTTACCAGCACATCGTCTATGGTAGGACAAGTGTAATCTGGAACTTTAGGTGCCTTCTGTTTCAGCCTGGCCCAGTAAGACTTTTGTTTTACTGTACGCATATTACATCTCCTACCAATTATTTAGATTAATACAGGTAAAAGATAAAACATTATATTGCAATAATAAGATTACTAAAAGATAATAGTGTGGGAGCCGAAACTCCCACACATGACTACTTCTGTTGCCCGGCTAGTCTTCTCCGCCAAGTGGCCGATTATTAGGCGGCAACCAATTCCGCATCAGCGAATGTGCTGACTGGAACTGTCACTTCTGGTTTAAATGCTTTTGCATTTATAAGTTTGATCAATAACGCAATCACCCGGTAAACTCCACGTGTCTTTATACAACTAGTCGAACCTATATCACCCCCGTAAAGCACACACCAGAATGTGTTTTGCGTGAACGATTTGGTGGAGGTGGTCGGTACTGCCCCGACGTCCTAAATGTTTATTCCACACACTTCAACGTCTACAGTGTATTTAAACTGATTTAGGTTGAAATGTCAAGTTATTTGATTTTGACTGGAGACCAACGACCATCTGCATTTCTGATCTTGTCAGAATGTCTAACTTCCACAGTGAACACCTTTGCATCTTTAAAATTTTTACCATGAGCGAAAGTAAATTCATGTCCGTGTTTGGTTGCTGATTTCCAATAGTGTTGAAAATCCGATATTACTATTTTGTTTTTATTTGTTTTAATCATAACGATACTATCATTAAAACATACTTTTTCAGAAATGTCAATGGGAGATTTGGCTTACTTGTTGCCGTTTACTTCTATGAGTTTAAGATTTGATGCTACTTCTCTACCTCTGAATTCCACCAATTCATAAGATATAGCCTGACCATCTGTGAGCTCTTTTAGGTTAGATGCCTTGAGCGCCGACACATGAACAAACACATCCTTGCCTCCATTGTCTGGAGTGATGAAACCAAACCCTTTAGCAGAGTTGTACCATTTAATTTTTCCTGTACTTTCCATATGTCAATATTTATTAAATTTTTATTATTTTGGGGGAAATCAAAGGGTGCCGAAACACCCTTTGAGTTTTAAAATTACATTGAGTTTTTCTTCTCTTGTATTTCTTTTCTTCTTACTTTTGTCGCTTTGCCTAATAAGCCTAATGCTTTTCTGGCTCTAGCCGCCGCGGCTTTTACACCTTTTGTTTCGAATGCTTCTGACTCTGAGATGTAAGCCTCGTAGGCTTGTTTGATTTCGTCATGTGTTGCCATGCTTCTTCTCCTTTATAACGTTATAAATTTCCTGCCAATTCATTACTCTTCTGACAGGTAGTTTATTATCACTATTATAGCCTGCATTGTGCGGAAGGTCAAGTAGTAATGCTACCAAACCTACTGTGGCACCTGTAAAGGCATTTTCTGGCTTGTCTTCAATCCAAAACATATTTGAACTTTTCCATTTTGATAAAGCCTCCTTTTTGCCTTGCCCAGTATCCAAAAATACAAAATCTTCAAAAACATCACCAAAGTGATCTATTAAGTTTCTTTTACGCAATTTGTTTGCTACTGCATCTGTGGATTGACTGGTTACAACAGTGAATTTGTACCCTTCTTCAGCCAATTTCTTGACTGTTTCAACACTGCCAGGCACGGGCTCTAAATAACCCATCCAAGCAGATTCATTGAATATCTTAATTAATGTTTTGCTAAATCCTTGTGGAAGATGATACATCATGTCTATGTCATAATGACCTTTTCCAATCTGTTCGAAGCCATTCAATAGCATCCATTCATGAAAGGCTTTCTCCCATTGCAACAATACTCCGTCGCAATCTGTAAGTATGACTTTAGACATTTAAATCAGTTTTTGCTAACTTGATTCCTGAAGTTGTTTCTATGTATTGATTTGCAAGTGTTTTTTCGCAGGTTGTAAGCACCATGATAAATTTTTTATCAATAGATAATTCTGCATCAGGTTCTGGAGTTGCCATCCAAGGCATTAACCCCATACTTTGTTGCATTCTTACAAATGCCATTGGTTTCTTTACTTTGATTGAATCTTCGTTTTGAGAAATTAATTTAGCAATCATTTCTTCTCCAGTGGATACTTTAATTGCAACTATTGAATTCTCGCTTATATTTTTTTCTATTAACATTATTTTCCTTCGTTATCGAAATGAGCCTTAAGTTCTTGATACCCACCAATGTACTTACCATCCAAAATTATCTGTGGCACACTTCTGACATTTGGCACAGATTCCAAAAGTTGTTCTATTGTCCAACCCGAACCTATTTTTCTTTCTTCAAACTCAATATTTTTTTGTTTTAATAATGATTTAGCCATGTCGCAATAAGGACATTGCATTTTACTCCATACTATTGTTTCAATTGTCTTTGACATCTGGTACCTCTATTACTCCTATTCCTTCGTTATGTAGTTCTTTTATTTCTTTATCAGTTGCTGTACCGTATATATGGTCATCACGTTCACCAGCCTCTGCTTTCCGGCATTCGGTAGCAAAACGGTCACCAACATTTTCGCAGTTTTGAGATATCCAACTGCGTAGATGCTTCACTGCGGCTCTGCCATTAAAGAATGCTGTACTGCCTTTGGCACTAGACTTTTTACTAATATTTGGAGCCATTAATGCTCTACGTATCTGTGTGTCATCACACATTGGACAAGCAATCATCTTTTTTCTTTTTTGTTGCAAATAGTCTTTTTCAGATGCAAACCACCCTTCAAAAGTATGATCATTCGTACAAAGTAAATTATATTTTGCCATAGTGTATTGTAACTCCTAAAAAGGAAATTGTCAATTACATATTTGTTCTTTGATCTGTGGGATCGATATGTTTTCCTACTTCGTCATTTTTATCAACGAAATGACTAATGATAACGACTAGGATAGCAAAACCAATTATGCCCCAAAGAAAATAACCGTCTCTACCTGATAGTAGAAGCAGTAAAACTTCTAAACCATTAAGTTCTGAATAGTCTATTGGCATTATAATGAAAACTTTTTGAACTGTCCTTTTTGAACATCTTGTTTCACACCACCAATTAGATATGATTCTACTTCTGTTTCTTGTGGTGCTACTTGTAAACCTTTTGATGATAACCAATGCTGTGTCCATGGAAGAGGATTTTGACTTGCTGGAATATCATATATAGGATCATAGCCTAATGCTCTTAATCTTTTGTTACAAATCCATTCTACATATTGACCTAATAGTTTTTCGTTCAATCCTATTATTGATCCATCTTTAAATAAATGTTTTGCCCATGCTTTTTCTTCTTCAACACATTTTTTAAACATATCAATTACTGTTTTGTCTAAACCTTTCATAACTTTTGTCATTTCTTTGTCATCACCTTTTTGCCATGCTTTGATAACGTGTGTAGACAAGTTCAAGTGTGTTGCTTCATCTCTTGCAATCAAAGATAATATTTTAGCAGAACCTTCCATAAGTTTCAATTCACCAAATGCGAAAGTACAAGCGAACGAAACATAAAATCTTAAACCTTCTAGCAAATTAACATTTACCATTGCAAGGTATAATGCTTTTTTAACATCAGCAATATCACCTTTGCCTCTTACAACATAGTCTTGAGCCAATTCGCTAAACTTATCGTAATTTTGTGTAACTGATACTGCTCTCTTTAAAATTTCTTTATCATCTAAAATAGTATCAAATACTTCTGAAGGATCCGAATACACATTCTTCATTATATGTGTGTATGCTCTTGAGTGTATTGTTTCAAAAAAGTCCCAAGTAACAATGCATCCTTCTAATTCTGGATTAGAGCAGTAAGGTAAAAAAGATAAACATGGTCCTCTTCCTTGTACTGAATCTAATAATGTTTGATATTTTAAATTAGATGTAAAAATATGTTTCTGTTCTGGTCTAAATGATTGATAATCCGCTCTGTCTTTTTGTAAAGATACTTCTTCTGCTCTCCAAAAATATCCTAGCATTGTTTGATTTAATTTGTCAAACTGAGGGTACTTAAACACATCATATCTTTGCACGTTTTGATCCGCACCAAAGAACATGGGTTCTTTTGTAAAATCTATATCTTCTCTATTGAATACTGTTTTCGCCATAACGTATTAATTATCAATTATACCTTTATTTTGTGATTTAGTCAATCTAAATTGTGCAGGCTTCACATTCGCCATCTTCATCTTCTGCTTTAGCAGTTTCCATTTTTGCTTCACCATTTACGTGATGACCATTTAAATGACCATTTAATGGTGCTTCACCATTTATGGATTCGCTATTAACTTCGTAATGTTCTTCCATTGCAACTCCTGATGGTTGCACATCTTCTTCCTCACCTTTAAAGTCATATGTATTTTGATAGTAAGAAGTTTTCCAACCATATTTGTATGCAGTTAACATATCTTGCGCCATTGCTGAAATAGGCACTTCATTGTTATCAAACTGTAAAGGATTGTAACTCCAGTTGCCTGATATTGCTTGATCAAAATATTTCTGCATCATTGATACAACTTTAATGTATCCTTCGTTGCTTGGCATATCCCAAAGTAGAGTATAGTCATTTTTAAGTTTAGGGAATCCTGGAACAATTTGTTTTAATGGTCCTTTTTTACTTTTCTTAATTGACAGCAATGCTCTAGGCGGTTCAATACCGTTAGTTTCGTTACTAACAACGGAAGAACTTTCTGATGGCATTTGTGCTGACAATGTTGAATGTCTTAAGCCATATTTTGCAATATCTTTTCTTAAACTTTCCCATGCCATACGTTGTTTGTGTGGCACAATTTCATCAACTTCTTTTTTGTAGTGATCAATTGGCAGTAATCCATCTGCATATTTTGTTCTATCAAAACCATCACACTTGCCTTTTTCTTCTGCAAGATTGCATGATGCTCTTAAAAGATAATATTGAAATGCTTCTGTCAATCTATCTACTGATTCCCAAGCACCTTTGTCTGAATATTTGTATCCTTGTTTTGCAAGATAGTGTGCTAAACCAATATATCCTATACCTAAAGAACGTCTTGCTTTTGTGCTGACTTCTGCCGCCTTCACTGGATAATCTTGATAGTCAATTATTTCATCTAGTGAACGCACTGCTAAATCACATAAGTTTTCTAAACTGTCTAAATTGTTTAATTGTCCTACGTTTATTGCACTTAAAATACATAATGCTATTTCACCTTTGTCATCATCAATGCCTTGTATAGGTGTTGTAGGCAATGTAATTTCCTGACACAAATTACTCATAGAAACTTTGTCTTTGAATGAACTGTGACTGTTTGCATGGTCCATATTCATAATGTAAATTCTGCCTGTCTCTGCTCTTTCTTTTAATAGGTCAAAGAAAAGTTCTTGTGCACCAATTGTTTTACGTGGAATAGATTCATCTTTTTCATATTTTTTATACAATGCATCAAACTTATCTGTTCCAAATGCATCATACAGTCCTGGTACTTCATGAGGTGAAAACAAAGTTATATCATCTTCATTTATAAATCTTTCATAGAACAATTTAGATATCTGTATGGAGTAGTCCATACGTCTTACTCTATTGTCTTCAGTTCCTTTGTTATTTTTTAATACAAGTATGTCTTCGATCTCTTGATGCCATATTGGAAAGTGTACCGTTGCGTTTCCACCACGCACTCCATTTTGCGTACAACATCTTACAGTTGATTCGAATTTTTTTAGGAACGGAACGACACCTGTGTGTTGTACCTCACCACCTCTAATTTTAGAATTAATGCCTCTGATACGTCCTGCATTAATTCCTATACCTGCACGTCTGGCAACATATAAACCAATTGCCATATCACTTGAAAAAATTGATGGTAGTGTATCATCACTGTCTACAAGTACACAAGATGCAAATTGTCGTATAGGAGTTCTTACTCCTGCCATTACTGGTGTAGGTATATTAATTTTAAATGTCGATATTGCGTCATAATATTTTTTAATATATGACATTCTATTTTTCTTTGGATAGTTTGCAAACAAGGTTGCCGCAATCATCATGTACATATCTTGTGGAGTTTCATACAATGCACCTGTACTTCTGTCTTGCACAAGATACTTGTCAACAACTTGTCTTAATCCTGCATATGTAAAATCTAAATCCCTGTCTCTTTTTATCCAGGTATTCATTTTCTTTATTTCAGTTTTATTAAACTGTTCAACTATTGCTTTATCATAAACACCAACTCTGATATTTCTCATTATTAATTTTAGTAATGGAATATATTCGTATTGTCCGTGTGCTTCTTTTCTTACATCATAAGATAAAAGTCTTGCCGCGGCATATTGATAGTTGGGTGCTTCTAATGAAATAAGATCATTTGCTGATCTTACTAAAATTTGTTGTACTTCTTTTGTAGTCATGCCGTCATAAAATTGTATGTTGGCATTAATTTCTATCTGCGAACTTGACACACCTGACAAGCCTTCGCAAGCCTCTTCAACAACAAAATGAATCTTGTCAATATCTAGTGGTTCTAAACGACCGTCTCTTTTCTTGATTTGTATTGTTGAAGTATTAGTGATTGTTTCCTTAGATGTTGTTAATTCCATTGTCTTCCTATTCGTATTCAATTCCGTTTAAACTATTACTTATCAGTTTCGCGTATGATTTTATTATATTGTTGAATATATTTTTTGTCAAATGTTTGTTCATCAAAACTTTCTTTATTCTGGCAGTCTATAAACAACTTGCCTACCGTTATAATATAATAAAACTTATGGTTGTTATCGGATTCTTCCTTTGTAACTGCTCTAATTATCGAGAATTTTTCCTTACAAAAACGCTCAGTTAAGTTAACAGTATACATAACTCCTAAACATTTGTCAAACAAATTGTATTCATTTTTTTCCAATAGTTGCCAAGCAGAGGGCCATGTGTCTTTTTTGAAATAGTCTGTAGATGTTTTTGTTAAAGGACAATGTTGATACACATCCAAAACAGTTTGTATGCAACTGTTGTCTGTGGATAAACTGTTTCTTAAATTACGCCAGGCTGACAAACGTTGTTCATAACCGGCATTGAATAAAATTTGACTAGTGAATAGATTTGATTGATATGTTGAGTGTTCCTGTTTCATTCGCTATTGCGTGAGTGTAATATAATACTACCGTATTGTTGCCTGTTAATCCTAATTGTGCTGTAAAAGTTGGATCTGGTTGGTTACCTGGTGTTGCGCCTGTGTATCTAAATTCATCATCCAATGTGACTGTGTTTGTATCTTTATCCACAAATAAAGTTAATGTTCCTGTTCTTTCATTGTCTGACGGTGAACTCTTGTACACATAAGATATTTCATACTGTCTAGATATTTCAGCAGGTAATTTTAACCATTGTGTGATAGTTGCATTTGTTGTTAAATCTAGTGGTTGTAAATTTTCAGCCAATGTGCCTGAATGTTTGCCTGTGATTTCTGGCACATACACTTCCGTTCCATTTGCTGGTTCAATTGCAAGAGCATAAGTTCTTGCAAAAAAGTCCGAGTCGCTTTTGTTACCTGTTGATTTGAAATCTATAATTGCATGAACTGGACTACCATCACCATTACCATCATTACCAACATCAAAAAATCTATTGTTACTACTTGTATTTTGTGTTCCATTGAAAACAATTAATGCAGTTCTATCAATGTCTATGAATTTTGTGTTTAAGAACTTGTTGCCAATTGGTCCTTGTAAATGAGTACCAACATTCACTGCATTAGGATCTTCGCCTATTAAAATACCTTGTCTACACATTTCAATAATACAATTAGAAAAAATATTATCCACCATTAAATCTGTAAACTGACTTACAAGTGCGTAAGAGAAACCTTCTATTCTTACTCTGTCAAATAAATTATTATTTGTCTGTGCGATAGTTTGTTGAGTAGATAATGTTTTTACTTTTATTCCTATGCTGTTTGTAGAATTTGCAGTTCCAGAAACCCAGTTTGATTTTATTTGTACATCTTTAAATTCACTATTAGCACAATCTCTTAATAGTAAACCTATGTTGTCTCCAGTTGTTTCTAGAGTCATACCTTCTATCTTTATCTCACGTGCTTGGTTGAGTGTTGTTGTTGAGGTTTGATCACCTGCGTCAATAGGTGTACGTGTATCATTTACAGTTTCAAACACTGGTTCATTTGCTGTTTGAATGAATATTGTTTTGTCGCTTCCATCTCCTATTATGTTTGCGTGAGGTGGCACTTTAATACTTGTATTCAATTGATACTGTCCTGCTGGAATTTTAAGTGTGACTCTTGAACTTGGAACAGTTTTGTCTGTGTTTGCAAATAGTTGGTCTATTGCATATTGAATTTTGTCTGCTTGTTGAGAGTTGTCTCCATTTGCACCAAATGAACGAACAGAAACATTTTCGTCTAATCTTTCCTGGAGTGTTCTAGATATAACAGGATCACCTGTGGTTACAACTGAACTGTCTTTGTTGTACACATATTGATCTGCTAATTCAAACAAATTTGTTTTAGTAGATAATATTTCAGTGTTTCCAACTGCTGGTGCTCCTTCAGCCACTGCACCATTACCAATGTATAATTTTTGTGTATCTACTGCCCATGCTAGTTCACCACCAGCCAACTGAGGTACACCATCTTGGTTCTCTCTACCCCTACGTACTTGTATTCTTGAAATTGAAACTATTGCCACTTTTTAAACTCCTTGCAGAGTATTTATCAGGTGTTTGATATAAAGTTCAGAAGCGATTAAACTGCGTACTTAACGTAATATTCTTCAACACGATCCCACCATTTTTTCCTATATTTGTCGTATTCATTTGGTGTGATGTTGAACTGTTGATATTGAAAGTCTCTGCTACACATCAATACGTGTCCTGATTTGATGTTTGTGCCGTACACTTCATTGTGTGCTTCAGCATAGGCAACCAATTGTAAGAAGTAATCTTCTATGTACTCTTTCTTTTTAGGTCTATTGGTTTGTTTAAAGTCCATTATTGCTGGTTGACCTTTCATAATACCTATTAAGTCTGTTGTGCCTGCATATATTTTAGGATGATATAGATTAACCTCTGTACCCCAAAATTCATTTACATGAACTAATGCTTTGTCATGCACAACTTTTGCCATCTTGTGTGCTTGTTGCGAGTAAGGATTAGAACCTGGATCTTTCCAATCTCCTGTGGTTATGTAGTCTTCTAAAAATTTGTGCATTCTTGTACCTATACCACTGGCTTCTTTAGTAATCATCTTGGCTGTTTCTTCACCAACCTTTTTTCGCCATTCCATCAAATAAGTTTTATCTTTAGTGCTATCTAAAATAGTGGTCACACTGGCAACAGCATTTCCATCTGGACACATATACATCCTTCTGCCGTTTACACTACTACGTTTGATTTCTGCGTAATTAAATTTTTGTTGTATTAAAGTCATGTCGGATTTAAACTCGCTACTAGATTTTTTATTTTAATTGTATATTATGTTTAAAAGATTGTCAATTACTTTCTTTTGGCAGTGGCACGTTTTGCCATTTTCTCTACACTGTCAGAAGATTTTTTATCGCTTACAGGTTCTGCATCTGAATCTGCTTTTGTTTTTAAATGTATTGTGGTTGAATCAAACTTTTTGACTATGTTTTTTAATTCCGGATTGGCATCATACATCTGTTTAAATCCATCATAACTGATGTTGGAGCCTCCGACATTGCTTAACATCTTACTCAAAGCCTGGTAATTTAATATTGCAGGTTGAGAATTTGTGTCTGCTGTTGATATTAAGTTTCTAAATATCTGAATTAGTTTTGTGTCGGAGGCTTCCGAAATTAAGCCTTTTTTTTTGAACGAGATAAAACTTCTGCCAGTCTACGTGAAAGCCTTACTACAGATTCTCTTTTGCCTCTGTCTGCTGGTTCTTCACCGCCTGTTGCTGGTTCACTTGCTGAAAAGTCGTCTGCCTGATCTGGCATATCGTCATCACTTGCTGGTTCCTCTGCTGGTACCTCAGGTTCAGCACCCATTTGCGTTGGTGCTTGTTCGCCTGTTACAATGGCTACGCCACCGGTTAGTGACTCTCTTGTAGTTTCTAGTGTTGAGTATAAACTCTCTAGTGCTGGTTTAATTTGATTTTCAAATGCCTCTGATTGTTCAGAACCCATTTCGTCTCTAATTGCGTCAGTTAATTCTAGTAAGCCTTCTGACATCATACTTGCTGTGTCTTCCATCCAACCAGTTACTTTGTCAACCATGTCTTTGGATGCCATTACTAATTGTGCTTCATCTTCAGCGCCTTCTTTTACAACTGATTCATTCTTACAGTTTGCCGCGTATAATTTCTCAAATTTTTCTTTACCGCAACCGTATTTTTCTTTTACTTTAGATAGCATTTCATTTTTTGAACAACCACTTGCAAAAAGTTTTTTCATTTCGCCTACACAGCCAGCCTCGTCAAACGTGTTGTCTTGTCCGTGCTCTTTTACTTTTTTGTTTTCTTTGTCTTTAGCCGCTTTTTTCATTGGCTCTGTTTTGTTGCCATCTTTGTCTAAATCTATATAATCTGGTTTTGCTTTTTCGTTCATAACTTTTGCTAATAAATCTTCTGCATCTTGTAAAGTGTATTCTTTGCCGTCTACTTTGAATTTATCGCCTTTTTTCATACCTGCCGCTTTTGCTTTTTGTACTGCCTGTGCAAATGCATTTCCTTCCATAGGTCCATCTTGTGTTGCAATCTGATGTTGCACTGTGTCTAGACCTTTGTCTTTGATATCTTTAATCATATCATTTAGTATTTTGTTTGCATATTCTTGATCATGGTCTTTAGGCGTTGAAAACATATGAGCCTGTATTCTTTCAATTGCCTCTTTTTCATCTGAGGAATCCATGATTTCTTCTTTTGCATCTCTTTGAGCAATATCCCAGTAATCTCCACCTTCGTTGGTTTGTCTTTCTTCAATTGCTCTGTCTAATAAATCTAATAACATTCTTTGCTTTTGATAGTCTTCTGAATCATTCAATGAATCAAAACTCAAAGCATTTTGAATCTGGCTTAATTTGCCTATTACTTTTTGTCTTGTGCTTTCTAATTGATCTGTGCTGAAAGAGTGTAAATTTACTTTTTCGCCAAAGATTTGAGCGAATTTGTCATTCACTTGCTCTGCTGTAATTTCTGCTTTTAATTGGTCTAATCTCATAATTTATTGTACCTACGTTTTATTTATCAAACACAATGTCTAACAATGTCTGCTTGATTGTATTTAAATCTTCCCATGCTATTTCATACCGTATTGTGATAGTCTGTTTGTACTGTTCATCACTGCTTTTTTCAAGCACACTCTTGTAATTCACGCATTCTAGGTATTTTTCTTGCAATCTGCGGTCCATATCCACAATGTGCTTGATATCTGTGTTGCCCTTTGCTGTGGCTACTGCACAGGCAACAGCGCCTGTTTTACTGAAGAATGTTGCGATCTGTTTGTTGTAACGTAAATCTATCACGAGATGGTTATGTTTGTTCTTTCTAATAACAATGTGCTTGATTCTAATACTGTTGCCTTTTTGAATAGGCACACAATACTTTTGGATAGACTTATCTATTAATTCTGCAAGTTTAAGACTTAAATTTTTCTGGGTCATTCACTACCAACATAATTGAGTCTTTCATTTGAATTTTGGTTAGCAATCCTTTTCTAATGCAAGACTCTGCAACAAATTTTTCTCTATCTGTTAAAATGTTCAACGCACATGGTTGCTTCATTTTGCGTAACAGATCCTCTTCCTCATTGGAGGTATAGATATAAAATTTATCTATAAGTTCATTGAGTTGCATTAGGATTGGCTCCTTACCCTTCTCATTATGTTTGTAATAACAGGTTCAAGGTCTTTTTGGTTTATTGTGGTTGTTGTAGGTTCGCCTTGTTTTGGTCTTGGATTTTTCAATGTTACTTGATCATTATCCACTTTGTCTATTTCAAAATCTTGTTCTCTATTAGGACTAACAGGCAATGGGATTTTGGCACCAGGACGCATCAATTGTTTTGTGATTGCTTTGTCCATTCTCTGTCCTACATTTTTAGTGCCTGTAGATTTAATATTGCCAGATGGTAAAGTGTTAGGTGGAATAGGTTTGCCTGTTTTTAGTCTACTAGGACCAATCTTTTTGATTAAGTCTTTCATGTAATCAGATTCTATTATTTCTTTGTATCTCATTTTATTTTCTAATTGGCTTACGTCTACCGTAACTAACTGATCTACCTGGGTTTCTAATTTTTGCTCTTTTTAAAGTAGTTGGTCTATTAAGTTTTGCAATACGTCTAGAACCTGTTGCTCTTTTAGTACGAGCAGTTTTTACTTTAATGACAGATCCTCTTCTTGCTTTGGCTTTCTTAATTGCAAATATTGATCCTACTTTTTTGGGTTGTGTACATACTCCTGGTGATGATACAATACGTCCTTTTCTCGGACCAGATGTGCATCTGTATTTCCGTACCATTTTACCACCTGTACGACTCCAAATCTGTACGACGCCTTCTGATATGATTTCTTTGATTTGCATACCAGTATTTAGTGATTATGTAAGGGTTGTTTATTATCCAGGAAATTTAAGGAGCAGTACAACAATGGTACTCAAGAGCCCTGCAACAATAGTACCAGTAGCACCAATGATTACTTTCACCATGCTTTTGTTACCTGACTGTATGTCCTCGTGGATATTTTCTACCTTTTCCTCGATTTTTTCTAAACGAGTTTCAAGGTTTTTATATCTCTGTTCGCACAAATCTACGTGTGCTTCTAAGTTTTCTTTTTCTAATTTGGTCGCCATTTTGCTCCTCGCTTCCAATGTTAATTTTGCTCTGTGGAAGAGGCCTAGTGTTCTGCCTATTTTTAATTAGCGCCTATACAGTTTTATTTATATTATGTGTTATCTGCATTATCAGAAGTGTTAATGAACAATATGTTTGCCTTGTCTTCATCCCTTGTTAAAAACAGTTCGTTGTGCTTTTTGATAGTTTCATCCAATCCATTTATCATTGGCACAAGGTCAAAATCATCCTTTAACATATTTCCATTAATCGCATCTGCTTGGTCAGGCGTTGCTGTTACACTCCACACTTTTTGTTTGCCTTGGAAGTCTTTGCCAAACAAATATTTGTCAACAATTTGTTCTTTTACAACAACATCACCAAATTCCATATTGGTTCTAAGCATGGCACAGTTTTGAAAAGTTAACCAATTTGTTTGTTGATCAACTGCTTTACCTTCATCGTTTCTGTTCCGATGTTTTCCTGTTGGTGTAATATCTATTAACGTGTGTATTGTGTAACTCATATGACAGTTTCTCTCGTCCAACAATACTTATGGAGATAAAAAAAAGGGCGATCCTAAAAAGAACCGCCCTTTTAGATTGATTTAACTCAAGTGATTATTAGTCACCTTTTTGTTGGAAAGTGCCTACAAGAGTACATCCTGTTAATGAAGGTGTACCTGTTCCTTGTACTGCAATAATGTCACCATTTTGCATAGCGCCTGAGTTAGATGCTTCTACAGCCACTACTGTGAAACCTTCTCTGTTCGCTTCTAAACGAATAGTATCGATTCCATTAGCAGACACGTTATCAACTGATAAGATGTGTGTAGTTGCGCCTAAACCATTTACTTTAGCATCAGCACTGAAATTGTTGTTTGTTAAACTTGGCATTTTACTTCTCCTATTTTCTCGTTAATGCCGACACACGCTCCGTGCGTCGAAGTTAAAATTATTTATACATTTTGGTAAAAAACTATTGCACAGTCGTAAAAAAAGGGCGTTTAATGTTCAAACGCCCTAATTTTATTATTAGATTACTTTCAACTATTACGCGAAAGTTAATTGATCTGCCGCCGCTACTACTGTGTCAGTACCTACACCGTCAATTGCCTCTAACAATCTAGCGATTGAAGTCGCGTCATGTTGTGAGTCGTCAACGATTAATGCAAGTGTTCCTGCCGCACCTGTTGGAGCGAAGTAGGCTATTGCATTTGTACCTTTAACAGCCAATTCAACGATTTGATCTGCTTCACCGGCACCATCACCATCTGCGTCTCTTAAGTCCACAGCAGTGTTTGAACCATTAGAAGTTGATCTAATTGTTGCTACGTAGAAGCCAAGATTTGCGTTTTGAAAAACAGTTCCTGTAACAAAGTTGTTCAAGAAACCATTTACTTTTGTTATACTAGGCATTTCTTTTCTCCTTTTTTCTCGTTAATGCCCTAATCCACGCTCAGTGGATGAGGTTACTATTATTTATAGATTTTGGTAAAAATTTAACTGGAACGTTTACTTTTTATTCTTTTTTGCCCTATCTGCCAATGCACGAAGCATACTGACATAAGAAGGACCACCTGACACAATATCGTGCAACATTTTAATTGCTGGTAGATATGCTTGTACCACAGTGCTTGGAATACTCTTGTTGCTTAAGGCAAGTTCTACAAAACGTTTTACGAGCACAATGTTTTTAGTGCCTACTAGATATCTGTACAATGATAATTCTTTTCCTTGTACGTTGATATCAGGAATACTGATCTTAGGTTCGTTGTCTGCAACTCTACCTGTTTCTAAATTTCTATCAGCAACCAATCGTTCTAAGTCGTCAATAATGTCCGAACTTCTTAACTTGGCTCTAACAGCATGGATTAGTTTGGTTACTGTGTTTTGCCTGTCAATAGTAGTAACACCATCATAATCCATCAAAGTTCTACGTATTGCTTTGTATGTTGTGTTTTTAATATTAAGACCTGATTCAATATTAAGGAACATCTGTGTGTTTCCTCTGGACATACTGCCAATGCTTATTCTACTCAAATATCTATTGACTGCCATTAATGGTAAAGTAGTTTTCTTTCTCAATGCCATTGCACTCTTAGGGTCTTTTAATTTGTTCATTGCTTCTTGATCACCTGTCACAAAGTATATAAAGTTGTACAAATCTGTTGCACTCATTCTAAATCTATTATAGTTGGTGTATGCCACAGTTTGTTTGGCATAGTTTCTAGCAGACACTCTGTGCCTTGCATATTTGTTTAACAGTTCAATCACCAATAATGAAAGGTAAGTTCTTTCACAACAGTCTGTGTAGGTTAAGACTTTTTGATCACGTGTGTCGCGAGTCATTCTCGCTTCGTATAGCGAATGAATAAAGTCCATGTGTTTGGAGTTTTTAGTAAATTCCTGGCTCTGCTTGTCCATCTTTTGCCCCTAGGTACATACTTTTAAACAATTGAACCATATCATTTGTTTCTAAAAACTTTGATAATGTTTCACTGTTTTGAATGGCTTTAGTGAACTCTGACCTAATCATAGGTTTAACCTGGGTGCTAGTCATTAATTTACGGATTGTGTCAGCCTGTCTTGCCGTAACTTTAAACTTTTTACCATCATCAGTAATGACTGTGTCTAATGGATTAGGATTTCCTTGGCTGTCCAAAATTTTACCTAATTGATTGAACATAGGTTCTTGTTTAAAATCCTTGTCCATTCCTCTATTAGGATCATCTAAATCATCAATGTCTTTGTATTCTTTAATAAACTCTTTTGCTTTCATTGTGTTCTCCTTATCTATTTATCGCTCTGTTGGCTCTTGAGAATCCAGAACGTTTCACCAATTTAATGCTGTTGCCACCAGCACCTGCGACATAACCTTCGCCACCCTTTTCGCCATCTATTGTTGCAATAATATCTGATCCTGTTGCATCCAATTGGTCAACCATCATATCTTTAGTTTCCATCACAGTTGCGATAGTTCTAAATACTGCATCAAATCCAGTTTTGTTTCGCACAATATATTCTTTAATTCTTATTTTCTTTGGAGAACTTACTGCACTATTTTCTAACCATTGCCCAAAGTCTTTGCCTAAATTATCTAAGCCTGTGTCTACTTTGCTGTTCACGTATGCATACAGCACATTAGGTAAATCAGTAAGTTTAAGTTCTTGCAGTTTACCTTTGTTTAAAAACATATCAATTGCACCTGCGTTTTTTCTTACTTCTGCTTCTGCTGATTGAAGCATTGATAGGTCAACATTTCCCGGATGTGTTTTAGTTGCAGGCGGTAGTGCTAACAAACCATTGTCTTTGAACATTGTAGTATCATTCAGCGGACTAATAGATCCTTGTTCGTTCATTGTGTGATGTATAACAACACCAACTCTACTGTTGCCAATACGTTTGCCAATTTCACTATTTGCATCTACACTATATTCTACAACATTAGGCTTGAATACAAAACGGCTTCCTTGTTTTTTTGGTTGTTGAAAGTATAGCATATCTCCAACAAAATAACCTTGAAACTTGTCTGGCATAGATTTTAATACAGTTGGAAATGCTTGTTTCATTTTCATACTGTATTGTGCATATGATTTCCTTTTGCTTTCGTCTTTCACTCTATTCATTATCATAGATTCAAGATCATCTGCATTTGTGCTTTTGCCATCATAATTTTTAGCATTGAATCCTGCTTTGTCTGTAAAAATAAATTCGTTGTTAGGATTAAAACCAAACACTACTGCTGGTGAACCATCCCATTTAATAGACACACCTTGTTTACCACCTGCTATATCTTTCAGCATATCTATTGCCTTCAAAGCACCTTGATGTCCTTGAAATAGAATTAAGTCTTCGGCGTGTTGTATTCTTGCTGACTCAACAATGGCTTTGCATTTGCCAGATGTTTTTTTAAACTCTACAAGTTTCATTCTGGAATCCTGTCCATTAAGTTTCTAAACCACACAGGAGTTCCTGTAATAATATGTTCTGGTAACTCTTTTCCTATTTTGCTGAAACTGTCTTTAGCATCTGCAATCAATTCATTGTAGTCTGTTCTATTTTTAATCTTTGCGTGTATAGTTTCTACATTGGACAAGTCTTTTCCTGTTGCACCTTTACCTAGTAATAACTCTGCAATTTTGTTTGGCTCTTTTGTGATTACTTCATTTGTTTCTCTATCAATCAAACCGGATTTAAAACTCCATTTGTATCCTTGTGGTTTTGCAATACTGGCTAACATCACGTGTCTGTCACTTCCTTTAAAAGCACTGCCCACAGTGCCACTTAAACTAAACTTCATCCATTCAGGATCACCAAACATGAAATCAGTTTGCACATTTCCATTTTTTGGATTGCCTTGTATAGGCGTTTTGAAATGCACACTTACTCCGCTCTTCTTAATATATTCTGCAGGATCCATATTCTTAGAACGCAACCAACCTGATAGTTTAGCAATTAATTGTTCTTTGTTGATCTTTTCTTGATCAACAGCAAGATCAATATCACCCGACGAAGGTGCAAGTCCTGTTGTGCCAAGTTTGTAATCAGTAAGTTCTAGTCCTGTGATTGTTTCAAGCCATTGCACAGTTGGCTCTACATCTACTCTATTAATTCTAATTGTATCCGGCTGTCCATCTGCATTCTTGAAGATGTTTCCGCCCTCGTTAATTCTTTTTTTCATCGATAATCTTCTTTATTCCAACCTTAAATTTCTTAGGATCACCGTTCTTGATGCTGTTGATAAAACGTCTTTCAAGTTCTATTGCTGTTTCCTCTGGGTAGTGGCTCTGTATCACACCTAGTAAATTGACTGCACTTTCAATAAGATTACTGCCAGTTGTTTCCAAAAAGTGTTCTGTGTTTCTGCTCTCGGAAATCCTGTTAAGTTCATCCAAAATTGAACGTGTTTTTTTCTTCATAAATGACCCTTTTTCACTATTTACCGTATATAAGTCAGAAATGACAAAGGATAAAGCATTAGTGAACAGTATAACATAGACTTAATACCTTGTCAACAACCAAAAATTAAAGGGTATATTGCCCATAGATAAATACATATATTATAATTTATGGACTTTTTAACATTTGTGTCGGAGGTAGGTTTCCCAATAGCGGGTGCAGTTGCATCGGGAATCTTCATCTTTATCATATTAAGGTTCATTCTAGCCACAGTGACAGGGTCAGTGCATGGCTTAAAGAACATAATAAAGAGTCTGGACAACAGGGTGCAAACCATGAATAATGATCTAATCAAGATAGATATACTACTTTCACACGTGGAAGGCGTTAAACCTAATGTAGACAGAATAGCCGCAAACGAAGGCAAGGAAGACGCAAGGAAAGATTAATGACAATAGAATTAGCCAATGCAATAAAAGAATTTGGATTTCCAATTATAGCCGCGTTGGGACTAGGATACTTTGTTTATTATGTTTGGGTATGGGTTACTAGAGAAATCAAGCCTGTACTAGCAGATGCAAACAAAACATTAATTGCTTTAATAGATAGAATTAGAATGCTGGACAACGATATGATCAGATTGACTCAAAAACTGAATATGTTGCTAGAACAAAAAGAAAAAGAAAAAAATAACAAATCTAAAAAATAACTATTTTACAGTAAACACTTTAATTTTTTCAGTTTTGCCCTTTACTTTAATTGTGCCTAAACTGTTGTACTTGAATCCATCTGTTTGATTTTTCGTCTTTTCACCTATTACGAGTGTACTGCCTAATTCTTTAGAACTGCTTTCTAATCTACTTGCTAGGTTGACATCGTCACCTATCACAGAATAATCAAACCTTTGTTCGGATCCCATGTTACCTACTAGAGCCTCTCCTGTGTTGATACCTATACCTATATTAATTTCTGGCAACTTTTCTTTCTTTAATTCTTTGTTTAATTTTTTTAATTCTTTTTGCATTTCAATAGCACTCTTCACTGCTCTATTGGCATGGTCTTTCATGTCTAGTGGAGCATTCCAAAAAGCCATAATACAGTCACCCATAAACTTGTCTATAGTTCCACCATTAGCAATTATAATGTCTGTCATGCGTGTTAAAAATCTGTTTATAAGTTTTGTTAATCCTGATGGGTTGCCTTTATATTTTTCACTTATAGGAGTAAAGCCACGTATGTCTGAAAACATAAATGTCATTGTTCTTGTTTCGCCACCCAATTTAAGTAAGGTAGGATCCTTTTGAAGTTTTGCTACCATGTCTGGTGCCAAGTAGTGTTCAAACTGTTTCTTAATTTGTTGTCTAAGTCTACTTTGTATTGCAAAATTATTAAATGTAAGATGAGACCAAGTCAGCAACAGAATTAATATCGGCCAACTGACATCTACTAATAGGTACATTGAATTGTAAAGATACCAACTTGCATATGCCGAGCCTGTAAGAGTGATTAGAAGTAGTAAAGCAGTGTACACAACTTTTAATCTAGGAACAAATATTAAAAATAAAATAAGCAAGATACTTGTTGCAACTATTTCAAGTAAAGAAATCTTGCTGTCTCTTTGCAGTGTTGTCTTAGTAGCGATAGTATCCATTGCCTGTACTGAAATTTGCATATCAGTCATTAGTCCTAATGGAGTATCTTTAAGTGTGCTTAACCCTGCCGCATTAAGTCCTACAATTACAATTTTGTTGGTGAGATCAATGTCTGTGTTTAATAATTGTGCAATACTTATTGTAGGTATTGTGCTAGGGTCAGCAAAATTTATATTCACCATTGCATTTGAATCAGGACGTATTACAAATTGTCTATTCAAATATATTTCTTTAACGCCATCTTGTGCTGTGACAACTTTGTATGCTCTGCCATTCATAACAACTCTAAGAGTTTCTAGTATTTGTGCAGGTACAATGCCTTGATCTGTGTTTATTAAAAGCGGTTGACTTCTCACGGTACCGTCAATAGACGGAATCATAATGTTAACTCCAACTCCTTTAGCACTGTCTAAAAATATAGGCAAATTGTTTACAACTCCTAGAAAGTTATAAAGCCAGGCTGTGGGATCGGAACCTTTGTACATTATGTTTGGCTTTTTAATTTTGCCATCTGTTGCACTATTCTTCACACTATACATCAATACTGCATCACCCACATTAAAGAATTGTGCTAACACCTGATCATTGTCTGGTATGAGTAATAGTTTTTCTTTGACATCGTCAGTTAAACTGTGTGACTCAACAAATGAACTAGCATTAAGTCTATCAGGTTCACTGAATAAGATGTTGTATTGAACTGTGTTTGCCTTTTGATTTATAATGCGTTGATGAATGTCTGCGATTAAGTTCCTATTCCAAGGCCATTGTCCGTACTGCTTTAGATCTTCTTCTGTAATTTCTACAATAACAAAATGATTTGAAGTGATCTGCCTCGGTTCAATTTGCTGATAATAGTCAAAAGTTTTTAGCCTTAGAATTTTAAGAGGTTCTACGTCATACACTCTTAAACCTAAGCCAACAAGTACAGTGATTAAAACAATCCAAATGCTTGTTAAAAATTTCATTTCTTTTTCATTCCCATTACTTCTAAAAGATTTTCTTTATAAGTCTTACCATTGCCCCAATCCATTAAGGCAATTATACTACATATAGGAAAAGTAATCAAGTAAAATAAAGGTGCGACTATGATGTAAACAATTATCCATTTTAGGATTTTCATTTTTTCAGTCCAAATGCACTACCAGTCAGTAATGCCCCAAACGCCAAATGAAAAAGTCCACCCATTTGTAATGTGTATGGCGAGTGATGTGCAGTTAATTTTTTGAGCAGTTCCATTTGTACCATTGTGTCTTCTATTGCACGTACTTCATTAAGAAACATATGATAGTCTGGACGCATTATGCCAAACCATATTGGCACAATCATAAAATCAAACACACAGATTGTAAGGTAGACCACAAGTGCAGTCCATCTCCATTTCATTCCTGTATCCATTTAGCCTCCTCCGCCGAACGATGTCCAATTCCAAGGATCTTTAAATTTCTCTTCTTCGTTCTTGTGTGGCTTACAGATACATCTTATGCATAAACCAACAAGTATGCCTATTAAAAACCAACTCAACATTATCTCTCTTGTAGTGCTTGTCCAAATCCATTTTGGAATGGTGTAGTTATATAACTGAGCACAGTCCTTTCTCCTGTAAGAATGAACACTGAAACATTTATACCCGGTACTAGATTATATGTAACCTCTCCGCTTTTAAAATATTCCTTGTCTATTTCTAATTCTAATTCATACCATGTTGATGTTTGTCCTCTCACAGCATCTGGTGATATGGAAATAATTTTTGCATCTATTGTGCCAAATATTAATTGATCTTGGTTGGCTAATTTTATTTTTGCTGTCTGCCCTACACTGACATAGCCTCTGTCTTTAACTAACAATCTTCCTTGTACTATTAGTTTTTGATTGCTGGGAACCAATACTGCAAGACTGTCTCCTTGCTTGACCACTGAACCTGGATTTAGAAATGTTAGTTGTTGTATCTTGCCATCAATGTTTGCTTTTATATTGTAAGGCTCGTAACCTACTCCAGGATTTATTGTTATTATGATATCACCCTTCTTGACCACATCTCCCTGTTTGTAATTTACTGCAACAATCTCTCCTGTGACCATGGTACCCAATTGAGTAATATTCTTTTCAGGTGCGACTACACCAACTGCCTGTGTGGTGATATCCACTTTGGCAATGCACATCCACAAGAAGAACACTGTGAATAAACTTGTCAACAATATAAAAAATTTATTTCTTGTTGATAAAACTGATGATTTGTGCTGTTGCTCTATCACGTTGTTTAATTGCCTCCTTTG